GTCTTCTACTACAACTTCAATGACAGGCAATATGAAAAATAATGTAACTGGGTTTAGTCAGTCTTCAAAAGTTTTTCCATCTGTTAAGGGTACATATGCGTGTCAAACTGCAACAGCTAGTACTTTTGTCACAACATCACAAAGGGCCACAGCTTCAACGCCTCAGCCTGTCCCCAAAGCGCCTTACACATCACCAACTTCGCCATTGCCAACTCCAGCATATTACACGCCATTTGACTACTTCTTTACTACAACTCCACTAGCTCCACTAGCTCCACCACCAACGCTATAACTGGTAGAGATCTGTTTAGTCTCCTACGGCAATGGCAACACTCCTTGCATACATTAGTGTAATATATAATTCAAAAATTCATTATTTTTTTGAAACTACTTAAAAAAATAACACCATATTAGGTATTAATGGAACAACCATCAAAATCACAACCAGATAATAATCAACCAGTTATTGGGTCACAATGTAGTAGACCAGTTCCAGTTCCAAGTCCAATTATTGGAGCACAATGTAGTAGACCAGAATTAATTCCAGGTAAAACTTATACAAGATCTAATTATCCAGGTCAATCCCTATCACGAAGTTGGGACTCTTATTCAAGAGAAGAAAGTTTAGGTATAAAAGAAGAGAGAAAGGAAGAAACAACAAGTTGTTGTTTTTCAGAAGGATCCGAAAACCTTGTAAATAAGATAATGCAAGAAAAGAGTGATAGCAATATTTCATTGATTAATAGCCAAGAACTGAAGAGTTCTAAAAATATTGATCAAACAATCAAGATTTTAACAGGGTTTATGCAATCAGGTTTTGATGATTTTGAACAAAGAACTGGACGAACACCAACATATAGAGAAATGCGTGAAATGTATGGATAAATTTAACAGCCAACCCAACCTTAATAAATATATATTTTACAAAATTTTGATTTTATAAGATAAAATCAAAAAAATATAAAATATATATTGTTTAAATGATAAAAAAATGTGTTAAAAAATTAGTGGATGAACTTCCTGAAAGCATTATTCAAAAACTTAAGAAAACAAAATATATGAATTTGATATTGGAAGGTGGTATTTTTAATGGAAGTTATTTGATTGGTGCGCTTTATTTTTTGAAAGAATTGGAGAAGCGCAAATATATAAAAATACAAAAGTACTCAGGATGTAGTATTGGTGCAATGTGTGCATTATTGTATTTAATAGACGAATTAAATTTGGCAGAGGAATTATATAGTGAGTCTCTTGAAAAATTCAAGGAATGTCATAACTTGCAATTTATTAATAATTTACTAGAAAAAATTTTGACTAAGATGCCAGAAAATACTTATCAAAAAATGAAAAGTAAATTATATATTTGTTATTATGATATTGAAATAAACAAGAAAGTAGTGGAAACTAATTTTAATGATAATGCACATTTAATAGAATGTATAAGGCGATCTAGTTTTATTCCATTTTTGATTAATGGAGAAATAGTACATCAAAATCAATATGTTGATGGAGTTTTTCCTCATATTTTCTCTCTTCAAGAGAGAAATGTAAAGACAATAAATTTTAATTTAAATACAAAAATGAAGACCTTGTATTTGGATTTAGTTGGAAGCGACAAGTTAAAATATTTATTATGTGTAAAAAATGAATGCAGCAATTTTCATCGTATAATGGCTGGAGTATTGGACATTCATCTATTTTTTATGAAAGAGAATAAAACCAAAATGTGTAGTTATGTAGAAGATTGGAAAATCATAGATCAAATAAATAACAGAATTATAAAATATTGTATTGAGAGAATTGTTATAACTATTATTTGTATTTTGCATTTGTTCAAGACTTTTTTCTCAAAAGAGGAATATTCTGGTATATTCAATCACAAATTGTTTAATTCTTCTAGAGAAAAGATTGTAAAACTTTATAACCAATGTATAGACTCTTATTGTTTTTGAGAGAACATTATGAATTTTATATCTGAATATTAAAATGTTTTATAAGAAATTCTAGTTTATCATTTAACTTTTGAATAATTTCTTCTTGATTTTTAGATTTTTGTTTAAGATCTTTGATTTCTTTAACAAGAATTGGAATAAAACCAACATAATTTATTGTTTGGAAATTTTCACCATCTTTTTCGCCTTTTACGAGAGAAGGGAATAATTCTTGCACTTCGTGAGCAATAAACCCAAATTCTTCTTTACCAGAATTTTTTAAATTATATACAACAGGTCTAATATTATCAAGAACTAAATTATCAAGATTTTCAATATTTTCTTTTAATCTGTAATCAGATGAATTATAAAATCCTGCTGCAGAAACGCCTCCTGATCCATTTACTTGAATTCCACCATCTTGTGTTGAACCAGTTGCTCGGAAAATTTTTATTCCACTTCCATTCGCAACATCAGACCATGGAGCAATGACTAAATCACCAGTTTGTGTGTCTACTGTATTACTTCCCCAAAAAATACCACAGTCTTTATATGCAGTAATGCCATTAAAACCACCATCATCTAATAAAGGAACGAAAAACATATTATTATTACTAGCATCAACCTGTTGACTTTTTAAATATAAAATTGGTGTATGTGCACTACTTGATGTGTTTAATGTAAGATAATTCTCTGGAGAAGAACAGCTAAAAAATGGAGTTGAATTTGACCCAAGAATAACAACAGTTTCTGTGCTTGTTCCTAACATTATTTGATTTGAAGCAGATATTTTAGAATTATATCCGATTGCTGTTGAATTTTGATATTGAGTTGCTCCACTATTTATAATATCTGTTAAAGCACCTAAAAATGTATTGTTAGGAGAAGAATTATTGTAACCACTTTGATATCCTAAATATGTATTATAACTAGTGGTATAATTATTTCTCCCACTTTCATAACCAACTGCTGTGCATCTACCGGAAGCATCGCAATCATAAAGGGAATAATGGCCGATAGCTGTGTTAAACTGAGTAATGACGCTCAAAGCATTTCCAGCATTATTACAAGAAAAATTACCTACACATACATTATTGTATGCATGCGCGGAATTATCTGATATTATTGTATCAAACCCAATCATAATATTATTATTGTCGCCCGATGTGGCATTAAATCCAGCTGTTCCAAATAATAAATTTTTGTATTTAGAAATTAATAAAGAATTATTTAATTGAATTTGTCCATTTGTATTAATATTGCCACTAACATCTAATGCATAACCACTTGTTACAGTATTTCTACCAATCGCAACATTCCCAGAATTATTATTATAAATATCATTAGTACCATTTACTGACCAAAAAACACTACCAGCAGGACCAGTAATACCAGTTGTTCCTGTTGAACCAGTTGATCCTGTTGATCCAGTGCATCCTGTATATCCAGTTGGACCGAAAGTTCCAGTTTCACCAGTAGTTCCAGTGCATCCTGTATATCCGGTTGGTCCGAAAGTTCCTGTAACGCCAGTAGTTCCAGTAGTTCCAGTTTTACCAGTAGTTCCAGTGCATCCTGTATATCCGGTTGGTCCATTGATTGCAATAGAAGTGGATAAGCAAGAATAAGAGCCTTGAACCTGGTATGTTATATTCAATGTCGTCCCGACATTTGCATTTGCATATATTTCTAATAAAATATAATTATTTGGACTACTAATTATTTGTGGAGTAAGTAATATTTCGACGAATTGATTTAACATACTATTAGTATTTGTGATTGTCAATGGATTTGAACTAGTATCTAAAATTGTAGTTGATATTGCACCGCTAGAATTGCAAAAAGATAATTTAAAATATAATTGTGCGCTTGGGGTTCCTGATCCAGAAACATATGAATATATATTAAATACTTGAGGTCCAGAAGGAATAATAGAAACTAGATTGGTATTAATTGCATTTGTGCATAAACTTTCAATAACCTGAAAGTTTGTAGTTAAACTAGCATAACTTTCAGGATTATAAGAACTACTTGTAACGCCCTGACTAGATAATAGTTTGTAATTTGATACACTTGTTTGAGACTTATTAAAAAAGAATAAATAACCACCTCCACCGCCTGCAGGTCCAACTTCTCCACTTGTTCCTGTAGGACCTTGAGCGCCTTGAGCACCACTACCACCGCCTCCTCCTGAACCATAATTTGAAGGGAAAAGTTGTCTAGAATATGACATAATATATATAGAGTTGTATTATAAAATATTATTTTAACATAAAATTTAATAATATTAATTATTTGAATATGAAAAGTCCACCACGACCCCTTTTTTGACTTCCTTTAGCCTTCGTCTTCGCATTAGTTTTAGATTTTGTCTTTGTTTTCTTGGATTTTGATTCTTTAACAATGGTTTTATTTTTAACAGCATCAACTGGACGATATGTTAAAAACCATTCATCAAACTCGCGAGTTCCACGCTTATCTTTTAACTCCTTAAATTTATCTGATTTTTCAGCACGCATTTCTTCACGAGTTTCTTGATGTCCATAACAAGTAATGCTAAATCTTTTTAAAAGACCCTTTTGATGTAATCTATTTTTCTGTTGTACTTCAAAAAGAAACTTTGACATACAAAGAATGCGATCTACGTCATAATAATTGCGTCCAGTATATAAAAATGCTAAATAATAACTTAACATAGTATCAATCGTTGCAACACGAATAAGTTTACCTTGAACTACAATATTGTTATAACTGTGACAAGCAATCGGTCTGTATATGAAAACAATTGTATCTTCGCCAACTTGAACCTGAAGATGCTCTGGAATAACATCGCTGATTGCCGAGCGTTTAATTATCTTGACATTTTTAATATTGATGTCTTTCAGGCGTTCTTTAATGATTTCAGCAGTTGTTTCAGGATCATTAGATATAACATCAAAATCGGGGATCTTCTTTAACTGTTTTTGAAGGGCAACAGGCATATATCTTGAATAAAGTGAGATCGCATAACCACCGAAGAAGACAACGCTTTGGTTGATCAATGTGTCCTTGACGGTTTCGTAAATTTGATTTCCGTTAATTTTGTCTGCCATTTCTCTCTGAAAATCCACTTCCATACATTGATTTGCAGTTAGTGGATAGTGTTTGTTCAAAAGTGTCAGACGTTTCAATACCTTTTCCCAACGACTGGTATCTCCAGCAGGACGAGATAGTTCCAAATACATAGACATTCTCAAATAATTAGGAGGTGCGTAATAAATACCCGCGACTTTAGTAGACTCTTGTTTGAGCCTTTTGTATAAATCTTTCGGAACGCTAGTAATATCTGCAACTGGAATGAAATTTACAAATACCTTGTATGTACCATAGTGTTGACCAGATTTGGCCTCAACTTCGGTTAACCCAGCTTTAAAATAAATATTCGCGAGTTCCTTAGCATCTTCAAGCGCATTTGCAGTAAAGAAATCGTAATCAGGCATTTCCACTTCTTTATTATAAAATTGGTCTTCCTTAGGTAAAATATTATTTATTGCAGTTCCACCATAACAAATAAGCCCTTTCTTCTTAATAAAATTTTCAACTATTTCAATAATTTGTCTAATTTCAGGTGAGTTAACTGTTCTTTTACCTAGTTTTTCTTCGGCATTATCTACCGCCGCTCTTAATATAGTCAATTCACAATCTTCAAAAGACATCCCTTTGTCGCATAATTTTGCTGGCATTTTTGAAGTTACTAATATAATCAAATATAATATACTTTTGAAAATATATTATTTTTGTAGTCAAATAAAATCTTAAATATCAAATTTATAATAATCGGCAGAAACACTTCTTGTTCCGAAAGAGTATTCTGGGTTCTGAGGAGCAGGATCATCAATGTAAATAGGGATATATCTTAGTCGTTCAGGTTTTAATTCAAACGCAGTTCCATTTTTATCATAGAATGCACTATCAGCTGCTAAGTAGTTATCAAAGTTTTGGTAAACCATTGCAATCATTTGACACCCCATTTCACGACAAACAATTGGATTCGGATTTTGCGGAGTTGCGCCTTTATCTGGCATTGCAATAGTCATAAACTTCTTGTTGTACAAAATGAGCTCAGCCATATCAGGGGTATTTTTCACATCGTAATATCTTAATGCACGCATAAATACTGAACTACTTGTCATATTTACATATTCATAGAATGATTTGCACTCCATAAAAGTCATATTTGATTTATCCACAATTACTACAATCTTACCTTGTAATTCAGCAATTTTAACCTCACCCACATTTTTCAAACCGTTTTCAAAACTATAATCAGGGCCTAAAAAGAAGTTATCATATCTTTTGAAGAGTGCAGCTAAATTTTCATACATTGGTATATTTGTACTCCTGATTCTCAAATGAAAAATAATTGGATCGCGAGGGTTAGGCGAATAAGATGCATTTGTGATGATATCCATTACTTGAGAGAAAGGAACATAGTTGTATGTTTCTTTAACATAGAAATTATCGTCTTCAGTAGATGTTGAAACAACAGGTTGATTATCAATTGAATAAACCTCAAAGTCAAAACCGCGAACACCTTGCCTTACCAAGTCCTTGAACATACATATGCTTACAAAGGAATTCTTATAACTTCCTAAACTACAACAATTGTATGCAGTCTTGATATAGTAGTCTCTTAATGAATACTGACTATCAGGGTCACTTCTAGTAACAGCGTTTGATATTTTTGTATTCATAGTTGAATATAAGTTGTCCATTGTTTTACAAGTTCTAGACACATAAGTCTTCTTGATAAAATAATAAATAATTATCATAATTGCAATAATTATAATTGCAATGGCAATAAATATAGTGATAAAATTCTCATCCATATTTTGCATTACTTGTTTCATAATGTCTCGTAAGGAATTTTTTGCTTTCCCGATAGCATTGCCCATTCTTGATGTAATATTTGGTTTTGTTGTTGGATCAGACATTATCTAATATATTATATTATTTTTATAATAATTGTCTTTCAAAAATTATTGTATTACAAATAATTCAATTAAATATATTATTGTTATATTATAACAAAACAATGGCAGGTGGCTTAATGAACTTAGTATCAGAAGGACAACAAAATATTATATTAACCGGCAACCCAACCAAAACATTTTTCAAGAGTACTTATGCAAAGTACACTAATTTTGGTCTTCAGAAGTTTCGTTTAGACTTTGAAGGTGCAAAAACCCTGCGTCTTGCTGAAGAATCCGTCTTCACATTCAAGGTTAAGCGTTATGCTGACCTATTAATGGACTGTTATCTGTCAGTAGATTTGCCAAATATATGGAGTCCAATAATGCCACCAGTAAATGACACAACAACTGAACAAAATAATGCTGGTGCTTGGATTCCTTATGAGTTCAGATGGATTGAAAATATTGGTGCTAAATTAATTTCCAAGATTTCAATTACTTGTGGTAACCAGACGATCCAGGAATTTTCGGGATCTTATTTATTGGCCCAAGTACAGCGCGATTTTACTGGAGAAAAAAGGGAATTGTTTGATAGAATGATTGGAAATGTTCCTGAAATTTTTGACCCAGCAAATGCAGGAACGCGTGTGAATTCCTATCCAAATGCCTTTTATAATTCAAACCCAGCTGGGGCTGAACCATCTATTCGTGGTCGCACAATAGTTGTACCGCTGAATGCGTGGTTCGGTCTCCGATCACAGATGGGATTCCCACTTGTTTCATTGCAATACAATGAACTTCATATAACTATTACATTGAGACCCATACAAGAACTTTTTCAAATACGCGATGTGTTTGATATTGTAAATAATTATCCTTATGTGGCACCAAATTTCAACTTGTGGTATATGCAATTTTTCCGTTTTTTACAAACGCCACCTGACATTAATTTGGGTGTGAATTCTTATACTGATCAGCGCACAATATGGAATGCAGATGTTCACTTAAATGCTACTTATTGTTTTCTCTCTAATGAAGAGTCGCGAATCTTTGCACTTAATGAACAGAAATATTTGTTTAGACAAGTGCGTGAGTCGGTATTTTATAATGTTACAGGTCCAAATAAGATCCAATTGGATTCACTTGGTATGATTAGCAGTTACTTATTTTATATGCAGCGAAGTGATGTTAATTTGCGTAACGAGTGGAGTAATTATACAAATTGGCCATATAGATATATTCCGAATGATTTGATTCAAGCGCCAACAACAAGCGCATATACTACAATCCGTTATAATAATGGAGTGCCGAGTGAAGTACCAATTGGTCCAGGTGTGAATGCAGACGGAAAGCTAACAGGTTGGATGATTACAGGAACATATAGTTTTGACAATGAGAAAGATATTTTGGTTTATTTAGGAATATTGTTAGATGGTTCTTATAGAGAGAATAATCAACCTGCAACAGTTTATAACTTAATTGAGAAATATTTGCGCACAGGGGGAAATGCACCAGATGGGTTATATTGTTATAACTTTTGTATGAATACATCTCCATTTGATTTACAACCTTCAGGAGCAATCAATATGAATCGGTTTAATAATATTGTTTTTGAAATGAATACGATTGTTCCGCCGTTGGATCCACTTGCACAGTCACTTACAATATGTGATCCACAAACGGGGAATGTTATAGGAATTAACAAACCGACTTGGAGAATTTATGATTATAACTATAATCTTATACTTTTTGAAGAGAGAATTAATGTGGTTACATTTGTTGGTGGAAATTGCGGTCTTATGTATGCGACATAAGAATTTAGAAATAAGTTTTGTTTATTTTATGGAATAAACTTAAAAAAATAATACTAATAATAATAATAAAAATATGGCTTCACAAATAGATCCTCAAACTAGTCCTAAAATGAATTCTCAAATAAAATCGCAACTTTTGAAAACATTTAACGATCAATTTATGCAATTTGTAGAAGATATAATATCTGTTTTTCCAAAAGATCCAGATCTTGTATTAGCAAAAAATGCATTTATATTTTTTAGGAAATCAAACCCGAAGGTTATAATTGATGTATGGTATAGATATGTTGTTCAAAAATACAAACAGGTTATAGAAGACGGTGATGTAATTTTTTTTATTGAAAAAGACTATGGCGAAGATGTTGTGAATTTAAGCGAATGGAGTTCTAAGTCACTGCAGGCTATAAATAGATTGAGAGAACCGATAAAAAAAATGAATCCTGAAAATCAAGCAAAGTCAATGAAATATGTTCAAAATTTGACTATTTTAGCATCACATTATTGGGAAAATTAATTGTCTAAGAAAATAAAAGACCTAATAGTAAAAATAAACTAATGTTATTTAGTTTGATTTAAATAAATAATATTATTTAACACATATAAAATGACTACTCAAATTGTTGACCCCCCAGAAGAATTTATAAAAATTCTTCCTGATTTTATCAACGATATTTTGAATACTTTTCCTGAATACGAGGCCATCATTAACAAGTGGTGGAAAGTGAAGTCATTTGAGGATATTGAAGATCCAGTAGAGCGTGAGTCACAAATTGTTAAAGATAAGGAGAATATTATTAAGTTTGTGTTTAAGCACTGCTTATCTGTATATCCTGAACGTTTCTTTGAAATTTTATATCAGAATGATGAAATGTTTGGAGAAGAATCATCTTCCAATACTGATTTTCTACCTGGTATAAGTTTCAAATATTTATGGCAATTAGATGTTAGCGAGAAGACTCGTGAAACTATTTGGAAATATTTGCAGTTGATCTCAATTTCTGTTATTGGTTGTGTTCATAATAAGGAGGCATTTGGAAATACTTCAAAGTTATTTGAAAACATTGATGAAGAAGACTTCAAAGGAAAACTAGAGGAAACTCTTGAAAAAATGCAAGGATTGTTTGATAGTGGAATGAATGGAGAATGTGAAGAAGGACAAGATGGAGGACAAGGTTCAACAAGCGGAATAAATATGGAAAATATGCCTTCAGCAGATGATATTCATTCACATATTAACAATATGATGACTGGTAAAATTGGAAATCTTGCCAAGGAGATTGCTGAAGAAACTGCAAGTGATTTGAATATTGACTTGGAAGGCACAACAGATGTTAAGGGTGTGTTCCAGAATTTATTCAAGAATCCAGGGAAGTTGATGAATATGGTAAAAAATGTTGGAGAGAAACTGGATAGTAAGATTAAATCAGGTGATATCAAAGAGACTGAATTGATTGCAGAGGCAAGTGATCTGATGAATAAGATGAAGAATATGCCTGGGATGGGTGATATCCAAAGTATGTTGGCAAAGATGGGTATGGGTGTGGGATTAGGTAGTGGCGCAAAGCCGAATATGAATGCAATGCAATCCAAGCTTCAGCAAAATATGAAGATGGCTCAAATGAAAGAGCGAATGAAAAGCAAGGCCGAAGCAAAGGCTCAAGCACAACAAATACAACAAATGCAACAAATGCAACAAACACAAGAGAATAGTGCTGGGGCATTGGCTTTAACAGATGAGCAACTTCTATCTGTATTTAGTACAGGAGAGAAAGTAGAACGCACACCAGTTGGCGCAAAACCGCAAACAAATTCTGGTAAAAAAAAGAAAGGTAAAGGCAATAAATAAAAATAGAAAATCATCATTTCTTTGAGACTTAATTTTTGTAAATTTAAAATTCTATAAAAATTAAGTAATGTTATATATATAATATGTCAAATATATTCTGGTTAAATGACCCTACAATATTATTAAACAAAAATTCTGTTACTCAACTATGGCCTTGTCCAAAAATGACATTTGAAGAGAAGATGAATTCTATTAGTCGGCTCGTGATAATATTATCTATTTTAGGATTTGTTTTTACAATGTCTATTCGCATTTTATTTGTCGGATTTGTTACACTTTTTGCAATTATTTTGATGTATTATTACAAAACTAACGGAAATACAAACGCAAAAAAAGAAGGATTTAGAAAACGTGTTAGCTTTCAAGGTCCTGAAGAAAATTATGTTTCAGATGCACCTAGAATTATAAATCCTGAGACACTTGAGTCTTTCTTAAAAAGTGATTTTGAATCAGTGACAAAGAAGAATCCTTTTAATAATGTCCTTTTGACGCAGATTAATGATGACCCAAATAGACTGGCTGCACCACCTTCGTTCAATGTTGATGTTGATGAAGATATTACGAAAAATGTAAAGAAAATGGTACAGAGCTTGAATCCAGGTATTAAAAACACCAACAAACAATTATTCGGCGATTTAGGAGAGAACTTCTATTTAGATCAATCTTTGAGAGTATTTAACTCAACCCCAAATACACGAGTGGCTTCTGATCAAGGTGCATTTGGACAGTTCTTATATGGTAATATGCCAAGTGCTAAGGAGGGCAATGAATTTGCCTTATTGCAAGACAACTTCCGTTACACATTGTATTAATAAAATCAATAAAATCAACAAAATCAATAAATTTTGCTATGAATTGATTGGTTTGTTTGGATTGTATATTTTGTTATTCCATTGATCCGTAAAAAATACAGGAGGCATTTCTCTCAACTTACAAGGTGGTAATTTACAATAATTTCCCCAAAGTCTTGTAGAATCATTATATGTCCTGAAATTGGAAGAATGAACGTGTATGGATCTAATTTCTAAGCACGGATTGCTAATATAAATTCCAGAATTGTAAATTATATTGGCAAATACATTATCACAACCAAGAGTGCCGAACTCAAAGTTCAAAAGTTTGATGTCTACTTTTAGCGGACTCTTGAAAATCCAACAGTCTTGAGAATCTGATCTGGGGTTCCCTTCTTTTGAATACAATTCTATAAGTTGGCCATCTTCAGATTCATCATATCTTAATAACGCATAAATATTGTTTGAAATAGTGTTATTATCAATTTTTCCCAAGGTTTTATCAAAATAAATATCGCTATTAGAGAGAATACAAATGCTTCCTTGAAGATTAGAATTTATGAAATGGATTGCATCATCAAACCGCAATTTATAATTAGTATCTGAATTAATTACAATCTGTTCCACTTTTTTCAATAGTTCCTGGTTTAATGGTAAATTATAGATTTTATCATTTAATAAATAGATCTTTTGAATATGTGGATTCAGGCAGTTTTTCTGTAAACATCTATTGATTTCTTTCTCTCTTATTTCATTTTTGGGAATATAAAATGTCGTGATAAGAATCATTAGAATCTTGTTTTATATAACATTTGCATTCTATTGTTTTAAATCTTAGTATAGTGAATTATATAATAGAATAATTTAGTATTTGTTGCAAAATAAAATAATGTTTTTATATATAAATATGGCGTATGTTACTAACTTTACATTTGAAAATATGTCAAGAATTGGAAATGATACTTGCACACAGGATCAAAATACAATCCAAGATATAAGAGCTTCTAATTATTTATTGCAAAATTACTTTGCAGATGATTGTTCTATGAAGCAACCTATT